TCCTTCCAGCCTAAGATCGGATTTAAGACTCGTTACGGAATGGTCGAGAACCCATTCTCACAGGGTCTTACTCAAGGTCAAGGTGTTCTTACAGAGAACGCAAACCGTTACTACAGACGTGTTGCTGTTAAGAACCTCATGTAAGAAGAAAGGATATATATCCTCTTACTCAAAAGACTCTCCTTCGGGAGGGTCTTTTTTTTATAAATAAAAAACGAGTGGTACACACACAGGGCAGTTCCCTAACGTCACACTCACGGTAAACTATCACGGAGGTATTGCTATGAGCAATCCATTTGAGCTGCGGCTTCAGCTCTTTCAAGAAGCCAGAGATTATCTTGTCGATGTATTTAATCGAGATGTCCTAGAATGGGATAGAAAAAATCAAGAAAAGCTGGACATAGAAACTAAATATTCTAATGACTGGAGTAGACATTGTGATTTAAGAGAGGAAGGAACGGCAACTGCAAAAGATTGTCCGATTTCTCCAGATCCAATTAAACTTCCAGAGTATCCAAAATATCCCACTAGAGAAGAAATTCTAGAGATGGCAACGTTCATCAGAGAATTTACAGCAGATAAGGGGGAGGAAGAATAAAATGGAAACGGTGCTGCCACTCAAGAATATAGAGGCCATATGCAGTAATAAGAGGAATGCAGAACTCTTCTTGATACTTCAAATGCGTTTACTGTATCCTCATCTTTATAAGAAAGAGACTCCTTAAGGGGTCTCTTTTTTTGTCTAAATACTTAAAAGTATATTATAATGGCTATTAGAAAACCACCTGCAGATAGACCAGGAACACCATTAACTAATAGAAACTTTCTATCACCTGTTGGGTTTAAGTTTTCATTAAAAAGAGCACCTGCAGTTGCTTTCTTTTGCAACCAAGCAAACATTCCATCAATGGATCTTGGTATTGCAGAGCAACCTAGTTACTTAAGAAACATTCCTGTTCCTGGTGATAAAATTGAATTTGGTGATCTGACTTTAAGATTCCTTGTCGATGAAGATCTTGTTAATTATATGGAATTACAAAGGTGGATTCGTGGATTGGGATATCCAGAAAGTATGGATGAGTTTCGTAAATTAGAAGGTGAAACAGTATTACCAGGTAACTTTGGTAGAAAGGGTGATGATATCTATTCTGATGGAACACTTCAAATATTAAGTAGTAATCTAGTTCCATCATTTCAGGTAGTATTCAATGATTTATTTCCTTACACTCTTTCTACTGTAACATTTGATGCAACAGATACTGATATAGAGTACTTTACAGCAGACGTATCTTTCAAGTATACTATATACAACCTCACTGATATGGAAAACAATCTTTTATGAGTATTGATCTTGAATCTATTCAAGAGATGTGGGAGAAAGACGCAAAGATAGATAGAGATAATCTACACGAAGAATCATTGAACATCCCCTCTCTTCATGCAAAGTATTTTGAACTTTATAATACTATCTTTCTACTAAGGAAGAAAGCAGAGCAACAAAGAAAGAATATCCGTCATGAACGGTATGAATACTTTAGTGGGAAAGCAGACCCAGAAGTATATCAGAAAGATCCTTTTGCAAAAAAGATAAGGGACAAGGATACTATGACTAAGTATCTTGATGCAGATGAGAAACTTTCTAATTCATCTCTTAAGATTGACTATTATGATACAATGTTAGTATACTTAGAAAGTATTCTTAAGGTTATACAGAATAGAACATTTCAGATTAAGAATGCAATTGAGTTTATGAGATTTAATTCGGGATTGGGATAATGGAATTTTCAATAGAAAATATTAAAATACAAGATAATTTTTTAGATAAAAATTTTTTTAATAATTTTAAAAAAATACTTTTTGGTTCAGATATTAATTGGTATAAAACAACTGTGCTCCCAAAAAATTATGATGAAACATGTAACGGTTTATCTGATGATTTAAAAAAATCATTATTAATTTCTAAATGTGATTCAAAACATAATGTTCAACTTGTTCATATGTTTTATTCGGATGATAGTCCTAATAGTGTATATTATCATGATTATATAAAACCAATAGTTAAAATAATGAAGGTAAGATCTTTAATACGTATAAAAGCAAATTTAAATTTAATAACAGAAAAAAATATTAAAGGAGGATATCATGTAGATAATATTCATGATGAATCTTTTACATCAATATTATATTTTAATACCTGTAATGGGTGGACAGAATTTATGGAAGGACCAAAAGTTAGAACTATAGAAAATCGTTTAGTAACATTTCCTACTTGTTATTATCATAGTGGTGTTACATGCACTGATCAAGAATCTAGAGTTGTTATTAGCTTTAATTATTTTTAATCTTGACAATACTTAATAAATACTCATAGATGCATGGGTTAAGTGATTGACACAACGGCCAATGTTGTTATATCTAAGGCCAACGAAGTATTTTTAAAAATTGATTCAGAACCTCATATTGAGTATGAATTAAGAGACCACTTTACCTTTGAGGTGGAGGGTGCAAAGTTTATGCCACAATATCGAAATAGGAATTGGAATGGAGAGATCCACCTATTTGATATGAGGTCAAAAAGAATTTATATTGGATTATTAGATAAAATAGTTTCTTTTTGTGAAAGACACGATTATAGTTATAAGTTTGTAGATAATGAATATTATGGTTCTCCCTTTGAGATTAATGAAGGAATATCATATGAAGGTGTTAAGGACTATATGAATTCCATTTGTTCCCATAGTCCACGAAAATACCAAGTTGAGGGAGTATACGATGCGTTAAGACATAATAGAAAGCTATTGATATCACCAACTGCTTCAGGTAAATCTTTGATGATTTATTCTCTTGTAAGATATTACGTTGATAAAGGACAAAAAATTCTCTTAGTTGTTCCAACGACATCTCTAGTAGAGCAGATGTATAAGGATTTTGAAGACTATGGTTGGGATGCTGATTCATACTGCCACCGTATCTACGCGGGAAAGGATAAAACCAACGAACACCCCGTTACTATAACTACATGGCAATCTGTCTATAAACTAGAGAGATCCTTTTTTGAAGACTATAACGTTGTTATCGGTGATGAGGCTCACTTATTTAAAAGTAAGTCCCTAGTATCTATAATGACAAAACTTCACCACGCCAAGTATAGATTTGGATTTACTGGAACATTAGATGGCACACAGACGCATAAGTGGGTCTTAGAGGGATTGTTTGGACCATCATACAAGGTGACTAAAACAGATGAACTAATGAAGCAAGGTCATCTTTCTAAATTAGATATTCAATGTTTGGTTCTTAAACATTCTCCTCAAAAATTTGAAGTATATAATGATGAAATAGAATATTTAATATCACATGAACAAAGAAATAAATTTATAACTAATCTAACACTAGATTTAAAAGGTAATACACTTGTCCTTTATAGTAGGGTAGAAGCACATGGTGCAGTACTATATGAAAAGATAAATAATAACAAACGAATTGACCGTAAAGTATTTTTTGTTCACGGTGGAGTGAATGCTGAAGAAAGAGAATTGATTCGTGAAATTACTGAGAGGGAGGATAATGCAATCATCGTTGCCTCGTATGGAACATTTTCTACTGGCATCAATATTAAAAATCTCCATAACGTTATTTTTGCCAGCCCGTCCAAATCGAGGATCCGTAATCTCCAAAGTATTGGACGAGTACTTAGAAAAGGTAACAACAAAGTAAAGGCAACTTTATATGATATATCAGATGACTGCACACATAGATCTAAAAAAAATTATACACTAAATCATTTTATAGAAAGAATTAAAATTTACAATGAAGAAAATTTTAACTATGAAATAATTACAGTTCAACTTAAAGAAAATGGGAATTGAAGACGACTTCTATGCAACAATAAAATTAAATTCTGGAGAAGAAGTTTTCGCACGGGTTGCTGCTTCAGAAGAAGAAGATAGAACTATGTTAATTGTTCATACTCCTGTTATTGTTAATGAAATAAAAAATAAAGGTGGACTAGTGGGATATAAAGTAGAACCTTGGTTAAAGACAACGAGAGATGATATGTTTATTATTGATATGAAAAATGTTATAACTATGTCTGAGTCATCTGATATGGAAATGATTATAATGTATCAACATTTTTTAAGGGATGCCCAAAGGGAAGTACAACATCAACATAAACTTAATAGAAGAATGGGATATATTTCTAACGTAAAAGATGCCAAAGAAAATTTAGAAAAAATATTTAAATTAGATAGTCCTGAAAATACAAGTAGCTAATATATCTCTTTAACCTCCACAAAGGTATTCTACTTGATTTTTTAAACTTGTCAAGTAGTCATTTAAATGTTATACTATCTACATAGTAGTGATAAATCTTATGGCAATAATTCGACCTATGGCAAAACGTAAGAGATCTGAACACTATGTAAATAATAAAGAATTCCTTGCTGCTTTAATAAAATATCAAGAAGACATAGAAATAGCACGATTGCAAGATAAAACTAAACCTGTTATACCAAGGTATATTGGAGAATGTTTTTTAAAGATTGCTAATCATTTATCTTTTAAACCAAACTTTGTTAATTATATGTTCAAGGAGGACATGATCTCTGATGGAATCGAAAATTGCGTTCAGTACATACATAACTTTAATCCTGAGAAATCCAAGAATCCTTTTGCATACTTTACGCAGATTATACATTATGCATTTCTCCGCAGGATACAAAGGGAGAAACGTCAGTTAGAAATTAAGAATAA